ATTGATGTTAATTGAGGTTGTGGCGGGTGCGATCCTTGATAATGCCCCTTTAATCCTCGAATCTGTAATTACCATCCTTGTAAATTGCATCACGGCCATCGTGGATTTCATCCCCGATTTATTGAGTGCGGGCGGATCCGTTATACAATCCTTGGCGGATTTGGTTGCGGATGGATTGCAAGGATTATTCGGTGATACATTGGCATATTGGTTATCGTTTTTCGTTGAACTTAACCAAAAAATCACACAAGCAATCGTTATATTCGGCCAAATCATGTTGGAGGGATTTAACACATTATTCGGCCCCTTGGCGGATGCAATTGCCAATGCCCTTGATTTTTGGATTTCCCTGTTTTCTGATGGATTCAATAACATAAAGGGTACAGTCGAAAACATTTTGAATGGTATTTTGGATTTCTTTGGTGGAATTTTCGACAATATCAAGAGTGTTGTTACAGATGGCATTAATTTCATCTTGGAGGCATTCGATTTTGATTGGAGATTCCCCGAAATACAATTGCCGCACTTTACCGTTTCGGGTGGTGAGGCACCATGGGGATTCGGCGGCCAAGGTTCATTACCCTCGGTATCCGTTCAATGGTACAAAAAGGCATACGACCAACCTTTTATACTTAACGATCCTACAATTTTTGGATATGGCAACGGAAAATTCCTTGGTGGTGGTGATGGCAATGGTGCCGAAATTGTAATGGGTTACGAAAAGTTATTGGATGCGATCCGTGAGGCAACCAATACAACAGTTGTTGTACCCGTATACATTGGAGGCGAACAAATCGATGAATTTGTGGTAAACTCAAACCAAAGGAATGATTATATAAGTGGAGGGCGTGGATAATGGCCGATAACAACGAAAATATCGTAATATCTGATGAACCCACAAACAAGGCGATAAGCCAATATCCATTCATGTTTGATGAGAACGAGTTGCCTTTTTTCCCGGGCGATTGGGGCCGTTCGAATTCGCCCTTGCGAAACATCCTCCAATCTGAGGGCGGGCAAGACATGGTTCAAACGATCCGTGCAAGGAAACTTTCAATTCCTGTTAATATGAGCGTTGCCGATGATGTATGGGTTGGATTTTTCGAGGAATATTCGGAAAAGGGTTCATTTACTGTTAAGGTATATTCACCCCAAATACATGATTATGATGAATTAACCATGAGAATGGAATCATTTTCGTGCAAGGCCCGTAAACGTTCGGAGGATCTAACCTCAGTTGCGGGCGTGTGGGATGTATCATTTACATTAGTGGAGTTATAACATGTATTCTGTATCAAATGCGTACATCGATAAGATATCGGAGCAACCCAAGGATATTACAAGGCGTATCCGGGGTACAGTTGATAACGTGCCCTTTACCGAAAACGATGTTATTTTATCTTCGTTTTCATATGTTGAAAAGTGCATAAATTCGGCCGATATCAATTTGGGTGGCGTATTCGTAGGCCAAATGCAATTGACATTCAAACCCACGTTCTCGGGAATTTCCCGAGGTACGTGGCGTGGCCGTGTTATAACATGCTCCATTGGTTTGTTGGTGGATCCCGATAACGAAACATGGGAAGATGTACCAATAAAACCATATATCATTGATGAGGCGAACCATTCCAAAAACGGTATTACCATCAAGGCATACGATTCCATGGATAAATTCGACAAGGGATTTAATATCGATACCACATCGGGTACCCTTTACGACATGGCATCCGTGGCGTGTGCCATGTGTGGTGTTGCCTTGGCGAATACGGCGGCACAATTTGCCGAATTGCCCAATGGTACCGAAACTTTCACTTTATACCCGGAAAACGATATAGAAACATGGCGTGATTTCATCTCATGGATTGCGGTTACATGTTGCGGATATGCAACCATTAACAGGGATAACAAATTGGAATTCCGAACATGGCACGGCGATCCCGATATTGAGATGGATATAAACGACCGAGAAACAGGCGGTTCATGGAGCGATTTTACCACGTATTATACAGGCCTATCCATTGTTGATATGGAAAAGGAGGCCACACGATATTATCATGTTGAACCCGACACGGGCCTAACAATGAATATTGGTTCAAATCCATTGATTCAATACGGCGTGGATGAAACACGTTCAAGGCAATGCATGGCAATCCTCAATGCGTTGCAAGAATTCGTGTTTGTTCCGTACAATGCATCGGGTTTGTTGGATCCCTGTTTTGATTTGGGCGATGTTATCGAGTACACCGATGGCCTTGCCGGGGAATCCTCGGTGTGTTGTATCCACAAAATGGAATTCCAATATGCCAAGGGGATGAAATTAACAGGATTCGGCAAGAATCCCGCCATATTTGGTGCGAGATCCAAAACCGATAAAAACATATCGGGCCTAATTGCCAAAACCTCGGAAAATGAGGTTATTACACATGCATTTTTGAATTCTGAGGAATTCGAGATTGGATCCACGGCCGTGGATATCCTTAACATCAGATTTGCAACGGTTAATCCTCGTACTGTTAAGATATTGCACGAAATCAATTTTGATTTGGAAATTGATTCGGGCGAGGATGATGCCAAGGTAACGGCGTATTATTATTTGAATGATGATTTAATTGCCTTTACCCCGGTATCATCATGGGATAATAGTGGGGAACATATTTTGCCCCTTATGTATTTCCTTGATAATCTTAACGGCGGCGAGCAATACACATGGCGTGTTGCCCTTAAGTGTGACCGAGGCACCATCAATATCGATAAACAAGGAATTAGGGCCATCTTGGAGGCACAAGGCCTTGTTGCAACGAATGTATGGGATGGTTATTTGCCTGTATCCGATACATACGATGTTGTATATGGATCCGTGGATGGATATACATATGATTATTCTGATTCTGTATCGGTTAATAAGGATGTACCATCGGAAGATTGGTCACCCTTGGAATTTGCGGATGCATTCAATGTTGCGTATGGATCCGTGGATGGCTATACATCCAATTATTCCGATTCCGTATCCATTACGATGTCATATATGTTCAATCCATGGGGCACGGATTTGGATGATTCAATGGTTACCGATGAGGGCGATGCAATATATTTCCGTGGTTAATATCAGATAAGGAGGAAAAAAGATGGCAAATAAACAAATATATGAATTGAATAATGCGGGCAACGATTTGGATAATTCCGCATTGTTGGCAATGGATATTCCCAACCCAGATTCAAGTGCGGCATCGGAAATTCCATATGTTACCCGTAAAGCATCCTTAAATGCGATTGAATCCCAAATGTTGGGTGAGGATGAATACACAACAGAATTGGAAACAAAAAACCAAACCATATTTAGTGCGATTAACGAGGTATTAACATACGCCAAGAACATTGCCAATGAATATGATGATACGGCAACATATGCAATCGGCGATTTTGTCACATATGAGGGTGTTCTCTATAAGTGCACCGTTGCAATCCCAGTTGCCGAGGCATGGAATTCCTCACATTGGGATTCCACATTAATCGTGGATGAATTCGGCGGTTCGGGCGGTGCATCCGTAACATTGGGCACTAATCCCCCATCCGATGCATCGGGATCTAATGGTGATTTGTATGTGCAATACGATGGAACATCATATGCGGCGGTATTCGCATATGTAAAGATTAATGATTCATGGAGAAAATATCCATATGCCAAGGTGGTTGCATTAACACGGGCACAATATGACCTTATAACCCCGGATAACGATACCTTGTACATAATTACTGATGAACAAGGTAGTTACGTTAAATTGCCTATTATCACGGATGCATGGGATAGTTCAATATCTTATACAGTTGGAATGTATTGTATTCACAACGATACCTTATGGAAGTGCACGACAGCGAATACCAATCAAGAACCCGTTAGCGGCTCGACATATTGGGACGATACAAGTGTTGCCGATGAGATAGGACGTATTGACACGGCATTGTCGGGAAAACAGGATAAATCATGGACTTCTATAACTATCCCCACACCCACTATTGACCCTAATAATCCAAACAAAAGAATATATACTTTTTCTGATTTAAGTGCTACGAATGAATATTGTGTTCAAATTCGAATTAGTAATTATGGCGTGTTCGATATTCGTATTACAAGAGTCGGACAGTATTTCTTATATGCTGATGACGGTTTTAAGTGGAGTGCAAAAGTTAATATATTCGCTAGTACAAACACGATTGAAGTAATAACTAATAGTAATTCATATCAGCCTACAAGCTATCCTATTGTATTGGATAGTTTGTTTACACGATAATCCAATAACGATAGATACAGATAAAATACCGATTTGTTAACCGAGAAAGGAGCGAACAATGTGTAATTCAAAATGGAAAAGAATTAAAGTTAAATTGCATATTGTAAACTTTCGGAAACATATTAGTCATTTTGATTTTGACTAACGAGAAAGGAGCGAACATGGCAAAACTGATTTATAACGGACAAGAGATTGCCGATGTGACGTACACAAGCGGTGGCGGTGGTGGTTTACAGGACGTTCTTACGGATGGTATCGTATCCACAACTAGCAACTATGCGACAGCGTATTTTGATGAATCACCGACAGAGGACTATCTGACTATCACATTCAAGTGTACGGGTGTTGAACAAGATAACGGTATCACATTTAAGACGAGTTCCCTTAGTTCGACAGAGACTACGTTCTCACTTGAATTAAACACTATGGGTTCGGGCAATGTTGTTGTATTTTGTGCGATAACTGATACATATATAAGAACGTATAGTTATGCGGGCAATTTTGTCGAAATTACGGCCACAATCAAGGGTTATAATTTGACATAAGAAAGGAGAAACAGGATGCACATAATAAAAAAGCCAAACGGCATCGATGTAAAGGCAAAGGATTCCGAATTGCATGGATCCGTAATAATCCAATTCGGGGATCCTATCACGGGCAAGGTATTGGATGAGGAAAAGCATGATAATTTTTTCACCAAAGCATTATCAGATATATACAACCGTTGCCCGTGGGGATTGAATAACAATATGTTTATGGGCCGTGGAATTGAGGGTAGCGGATACGATGCAACAGCGGCCAACCAAAAAAATGGATGTATATGTGATATATACAACAGTTTGTTGGGCGGTGTAACCTTATACCCGGAATCCCTCGGTTTAACCGATACCGATTATTTTGCCGATTGGAGTGATAATGTACCCACGGCATATGCAACAATGAATGAATATACGGTTGCGGATCCCAAACAAGGATCCTATAACGGCGTTGAATCGGGTATACTCACCAACCCCAATGGATTCCGTTACGTGTACGATTGGGCAACGAGTAATGGTAACGGCGACATTGCGGCGGTTGCCCTCACCCATAGAAACGCACAAAATTATTTCGGTAATGGTAATTACATGTTATTCCCCCGTGTGCCCTCGTTTACTGATAACAATGCCATTGGATATTGGGGCCAATTGTATGATGAAAACAGTAATTATATGAACGCCATGGCCATGGGTGATGATGGAATATTAATATGCAATAACGATCCATCCAACAACAGAAAGGGTAATTTTTATCCTATAAAGCCATATAATTTCCATCTGTTATATACAACCCGTGGTTTTGATGTATTCGACCACGAACCCGCATGGAGCGTGGATCTATCCTCCAATAATGGTATTCCCTCATGGCAATTCTATGATGGTTATTTGTACGCATTGCAAAAGGATGATGATGGCACGAGTGATACAATCATTACTCGAATCAATAAAACAACGGGTGCGGTTGTGGATACAACAACAATACGTTGGGTTGCTCCTAATATGGCCGATAGTAGTATGCACTTTGCCATCAAGGATGGATATGTTTATGCGGGATCCACGGTTGATGGCAAAATATACAAGTGCAAGTTGGGTGATGCAAATGATGTAACCGAACTTACATGCAATGCGGCCGCAAATGAACCATTGTGGACTAACCCCGAATCAGATTTCATATTTGGTTGTAATATCATCATCAAGGATGGTGTTATTGTTAATCATTCCACACCCAACAACCTAATTGCACCGAATCGAAGTACAAATAGCAACAGGCAAATCATGTATAACAAAGGCCTTTGGGTTGTTAATGGTTCCAAACCATCGGGCAATTATATCGGTGCACAATTCTTAACCCCCTATTGTGCAACGAAAAATAATTTGGATGAGGTTAAGACAAAAACAGCCGATAAAACCATGAAAGTAATTTATACAGTTACGCAACAATGATTACCGGGTTGATTATCTTTATTGTGGCCTTTGCGGTATCCCTGATGTTCGTGGGGATCCTTACGAGGGATAAACATGAGTGATATAATGGGATTACCATACTATTCATAATCAATCAGGCAACAAAGGGGGAATGTTCCAAACAGGGCATTCCCTTTTTGTGTGGTATAATAAAGATACATTCCGACCCCGGGGATTTTGTAAGGATGTGGCGAAGTAACGCAACATCCTTATTTTTTGGTATAATCAAGGTAATACCATTCGGGTGTTTATCATACATGCACGGAAAGGGATACCCGAAAGGTATTCCTTTTTGCGTATTGTGCTATAATCAAGGAGAAAGGAGGAAACCCATATGGATTGGAAAAGAAAATTAACATCAAGGAAATTTTGGATGGCGATTGCCGCATTTGTTGTTGGCATCGTGATTTATATTCAATCCCCGGATAAAAGCAATCCCGAATCAATTACGGCCCTTGTTATGGTAACAGGATCCACAATTGCTTATATCGTAGGCGAGGGATTTGCGGACGGGGCAAACAAGCAATGAACCCAATTACAATCATATCGTTGGTTGTTTCTTGCATAATGATGGTTGTGGGCGTATCCACGTTCATTATCACGCAATCACGCAATCAGAAATCAGATATTGAAAAGGAGAATTCCGTGCGAGATGAAATGAAATCATCGTTATTGGAGTTAAATTTAATGACGCACAATATAAATTCAACTACCAATGACATTAAGGCCGATGTAAAATCATTAACAAAGAACGTCAACGATATTGATACCCGTATGGCCCTCGTTGAGCGTGAACAAAAGGCAATGTGGAACAGAATAGATGAAATAAAGGAGAAGAAAAATGCCCAATAACATCGAGTTAGCAAGAATTTCCCGGGCGATGATTGGTAATCCGTATTGGTACGGAACATACGGCACCATCGGTTCGGAACAACTGTTATCAGATTGTGCCAAAAGATACCCTAACCAATTCTCGAAAAAGCGTATCGAAACGGCAAAGGCCCGTGGCGATTTCGGCAAACGTGTAATGGATTGTTCGGGCCTCATCAAAAATTATCTGATGGGCGGCACCAAGGATGCAACCCCGGTGTATGATGCACAATATGATTTAAGTGCAAATTCATTCCATACAAAGGCAACAGAAAAAGGCCCCATTGGATCCATCCCCGAGATTATCGGCCTCGGTTTATGGAAAAACAACCATGTTGGTGTTTATATCGGAGGCGGCAAGTGCATCGAGGCCAAGGGATTCGATTATGGTGTGGTTGAATCAGAATTGGCCAATACGGCATTCGTTGAATGGTTTAAGATTCCGTTTATTGATTATGTTGATGGGGCCGTTCCTGAGGTTCCTGAGGTTCCTGAGGTACCCCATGAGGATCCATCCCCGGTTGCATCTCAGGAATACAAGGTTGCCCCGGGCGATACATTATCCGAATTGGCATCCAAGTGGGGTTGTGCCGTATCTGATATCGTTAAGTTTAACGGCATCGAGAATCCCGATTTAATCAAGGTTGGCCAAGTGCTGAGGATTCCCCCGTGCGGATTCTCCAATGCGGTACAATCCGTTGTATGGGTTGGTACAGTAAACACGAACAAGGATCCGTTAAGGGTTCGTTCGAGTATGTCAACGGCGGATAATAAAAATGTTGTTCGCTTATTGCCCAAGGGATCCAAGGTGGATATCAAGGGCGATGCAATTGGTGATTGGTATGCCTTGGCGGATGGTACCGGGTACGTTGCCGCCAAGTACATCGCACGATAAGCGGTTACAGAATCCGCACAATTTTGTAATATAGGCAATTTCCGTGTATTAATGCCATTTCTTAGGATCCATGGTGCGGCGTGGATCCTTTTATTTTTCGGGAATGTTTGAAAAAAGTATTGCATTTATATTTGAATGGAAATCCTCCAAGATATGATGAACGAGGCACGTTCCGAGGATGAAAGGCGTGTTATTCAAAAGGTAATGAGGCGAATGGAGGAATAAAATGTTAACCAAATTGCAATTACTCGATGCCATTGATGATTTGGAAAAATCATGTGCAACGTATCAGGATTGCGAAAAATTGGCAACATTTTATACCATTTACAATCAACTTTACGGATCCATTGCCCCGGTGCCCTCAGTTGAATCGAACAAGGAAATAATAATATCTGATAATGGAGGTTCGGAATTCCTGAGGGCCGTGGCGGGCAAGGATGCCGAATATGTGTGGCAAATCATGGATGAGGTAATGGATACCATTAAGGCATTCCAACCCCGGTTATATGATGCCACGTTGCAAAAATTAACGGGATAATGTATCATCTGTATATGAGGTTGCCCGACCTTATAACCCCATCGCCCATCGTTTTTGGCGGTGGGGTTTTTCATGCCTTGATTTTTTCCACCATTGGTGTATACTAAACGTATCTTAAATATAAGGAGGGCAACACATGAAAATGACATTGTACGAAATCGATGCCAACATTAGATCCATGCTCGATTCGCTTTATGATTCCATGGATGAAACGGGTGAGATTCCCGAGGGTGATTTTGAGGCCTTGGAGGCCTTAAATGCCGCAAGGGATGCCAAGATTGATAATGTGGCATGTTACATCAAGGAAATCGATGCAAGGGCCAAGGCACGCAAGGCGGAATCCGACCGATTAAAGAAATTGGCGGATGCTGATTCCAAAAAGGTTGAAAGGTTAAAGGCGTATTTAACCCGCTCCATGGTTGAATCGGGCAATTTAACATTCGATTCGGAGCGTAACCACATTACTTTCCGTGCATCAGAATCCACGGCCATCCCGGACGAATCATTGATACCGAGGAAATGGATGGTTAAAAAGGTGGAGTTTAAACCCGATAAAAAGGCCATATTGGCATTCTTAAAGGGTGGCGGCAAGGTAAAGGGTGCAACCCTTGAAACAAAACAGAATATACAGATTAAATAAGGAGGCGAGATCCATGGCAACATTTGAAGAATTGAAGAAAGTTAACAAGGATATCAAAACAAAGAACATTAAGGGCAAGGAATATGCCGAGGTGCAAGAACGAATCACGGCATTCCGCAAACTGTACCCCGATGGTTTTATAACAACCGATGTTATTTCCAATGATGGCGGCATGATTATAATGCGTGCATCGTGTGGTTTTTATAACGAGGATGATGGATCCATGCGAATTCTCGGCACGGGTACGGCATACGAAAAGGAGGGTTCCTCACAAATCAATCGTACATCGTATGTGGAGAATTGCGAAACAAGTGCGGTTGGCCGTGCCCTCGGTATGGCGGGATTCGGTATCGTGGCATCGCTTGCAAGTGCTGATGAGGTATCCAATGCCATATATCAACAGGAAACACAACCCGAACCCGCACCCGAACCCGTACAATCTTGCAAATGTGCCGTATGCGGCGGAATCGAAACGGATGCACTATTGATTAAAGCATCAATGGATAAATGGGGCAAATGCGTATGTAAAAAGTGCATCGATAAGAAACGCAAGGAGATGGCCGCCAAGAAACAGGCCAAGGCGGCCCCGGTTGCGGATCCCGAACCCGTGCCCCCGGTGGAGATTCCTGAGGAATACAATGTTGATTTGCCATTCCCATTGGATTGATGGTATAATCGGGGTACATACAAATGGTTGTATTGGTGCAAGCAATGCGGCCGATACAACCATAAATGCCCTTGATGCTTGCACCATCAAGGGTTTTTTATTTCACAAAGGAGGATCCTGATATGCAAAATGATAATTTTACGATTATAACCGGGTGGATGTGTAATGAATTAAGGTTATCGGGCAACGAATTATTGGTATATGCGGCCATTTATGGTTTTTCCAAGGATGGTGCATCACATTACTCGGGCGGCCGCCGTTATTTATCGGAATCGTTCAATATATCGTTACCAACAGTTGATAAGGCCCTCAAAGGGTTAGTGGAAAAGAAATATATTATCAGATATCCCAAGGAGATAAATGGCGTTGTTTTCAACGAATATTATGCCGATTTGGGCATATTCCAAAACTTTACGGGGGATAAAGAATCTTTAGGGGGGGTGGTAAAGAATCTTTACGGGGGTGGTAAAGAATCTTTACCCAATAATATAAATAATAATATAAATGAAAGTATAGTTAATTCTAAAGAAAATAATAAAAAGAAATTCGATGCAATTGCGTACCTTGATACATTCCCCGGAATGAACAAGGATCCCGAGATAAAGGATGTATTTATTAAATTCATCGAAATGAGGGAATCCATTAAACATCCTATTACAACCGAATACGGATTGAAACAGTTAATCAAAAGGGCATGGGATTTGGGAGATGCTCAAAAGGGTAAAATCATTGCCGTTGTTAATCAATCGATTGAATCAGGATACCGAGGATTATTCCCATTAAAGGATGATAACAAACCGATGCCCGTTACCCGGGCGGTAACGAGTAACCCCACATACAACAACACAATGGCCATCCTCGATGCGTTATATAATGAGGCATTGGCCGAGGAACAGGCAAAGGAGGCGGCAACGTGACAAAAACCGAATGTATAAATTTAATTCGTGAATTACTCGGAGCATATCCAAATACTAAGATGGATAACCCACAAGGCACAATCAATTCGTATATGCTCATATTGGGCGAATATGAGGCGGAAACAGTATACAAGGCGGCAAGGATGTACATGGGCAATCCTAAGAACAAGTATTTTCCTAAGGCGGCCGAAATCAAAAAATATATCCCATTGGCACCACATATGTTTAATCCCGGTGCGATGGCATTGCCCTCCGATTCTGAGGGCGGATCCTCCGAGGATGATGGATCCATGGTTGGATGCGATATATGCCCATATTTCCAAAATGGTTGGGCGATGAGTGAAAACGGATGCCATCGGAGGGAATGCGTGATTGAAAAAGGTTAACAGGCGATTCCATACCATTGAGGAATACCGGGCGGAAATTGAAAGGGCCACGATAATAATTAATGGTACGGAATCAGATTCGGCACGGATCCGAATGCGAAAATACCGCATGAGGCTCCAAAAAGAGTTATTTTCATTAATGGAGGTACAGAATGAGAAACACAAGCGAATCACAAAAGAAATATGATGCAAAGTGCATGTTTTGGAACATGAGATTAAAAAAGGATGCGGATGCCGATGTTATCGAGTGGTTGAAAAGCCAAGGCAATGCGGCCGCAACTGTAAAGGCGTTAATCCGTGCCAACATTGCACGCAAAAATAAATCCAAGTGATTTTGAAAAAAGTATTGCACATTTATATAATTGGTGTATACTGAATACATAACCAAATAAGGAGGGCAACACAATGGCAAACGATGATTTAATTGCCGATATCCGTGGCATGATTGAGGATATGCTAACATTGGCGAAATCAAGAAATCCCAATGTATCATCGATCCGCACATTCATTACGGAATCCGATGATGGCATATACATCGATTTTAGTGCGATGGATTCCCAAGAAAACGTGATTGCAAAGTATTACGATTTTACAAGCAAAGAAGATTCGGAGGATTAATAAGATGATGTACGGAATGATTTTGGTGGGATTCTGTTTCGGGATGGCTGTGGGTATGGCTTTAATGCTCATTAACGATTTAAAGCACATCAAGGAAATAAAGAAAATTGGCCTTGATGGCATCAAGAGTGTTGGCGATAAGTACCACATGGAATTGGTTAATGCATATGCCGAAATTGAGCGTTTAACCGATGTTATCAACCAATTACAGATTGAAAAGGCGATGGGATCCGCAAGGCCCAAGGCACCCGAGGTTGAACCCGATTGGTTAAAGGAATTCTATGATACATCAAGGCCCCCGGAGGGCAAGGATGATTTTGGAGGTATTACATTATGAGGCATATGGAGAATGCATGTTGTGGATGTGGTGCAATTGGAGGCGAATGCCTCCATTGCGAATCCGAGGTAATTACATGTGACGAATGCGGATGCGAGATTGATGGCAAGGCATATGCATTCCCTGATGATTCCTCCGATGAGGATTATTGTGAATCCTGTTTTAAGAATCGAATAATGGATGAGGCGGAAACAGTACGAGAAACAACATGCCCATTTTGCGAATCTGAGGGCGTGGAGGTATTCAAGATTGAATACAACGATGGATACGTTCACGATGAATTCATGTTTTGCAACGATTGTATCAATGAGTTATTGACCGAATACGAGAAAGGAGGCACCACATGAGATTGGTATTTCGTAATATTAACGAGATAGGCCCCACGTTCAAAAGGATCCGTTTAAATAATGGTTATTCCTTGCGTAAGATATCATTAAAAACAGGTTTGAACCTTTCAACGATATCCAAGGCGGAAACGGGCAACAATTATCCCTCCATGGGAACTTTACGAGCATGGTGCAAGGCCCTCGGTGTTAGTGAAATTACGATATCAATGGAGGATCCCGATGGCGATTAAGTTTATAAGCGTGGTTTTATCGGCAATCCTGATGTGGTGGGGCACGTTAACCCCGGATGAACGATGGAATGTGGATCCTCATATAAAGGCAATTGTTTGTGGTTTGGAATATGATGAGTTTGTTTTGTTCTCGGCAACAGTCGAGGCCGAATCCGATAGGGGCGATGATATCGAGGGCCGCACATTAATCGCCTTAACTATTCTTAATAGGGTTAATTCCTCAGAATTCCCCGACACGATAACAGGCGTAATTAACGAACCGGGCCAATTCGAGGTTGTATCCAATGGAATGGTTTGGAGCGTAGGCCGTACAAACATATCAGATATGGCGATAATTGAGGCCTTTGAATGGATCCAATCGGGCGATGCACCCAATGTAATGTATTTCAATAATTCAAATTACGCATATGGCACACCATATGGCGTATATGGAGGTAATTATTTTGTAACTGTACCATAAGGAGGGCAACAACATGGCAACGAGAATCAAGGCAACCCCGAACATGGTGAAATACTATGTGGCATTTATCGGGCAAGATAAGGGCGGCGGCATCATATTCGGCAACGATACAATCAAACTATTCGAACCCATTACGGCCGAATCCATGGAGGCGATCCGTGATTATATCGGCATTAGGCGTGGTTTGAACCAAATAACAATACTCAATTTAATGGAGATTTCGGAGGATTAAGAACATGGCACAATATTCCACACAAAAAGTTAAGGTTATGAATTTCATGCGAGCATATGGCGAGATATCCCAAAGGGATGGTTTTAACATCGGGGTGTATCGATTGGCGGATGTTATTTTTAGAATGAAAAAGGATGGCATTTTAATCCATACAGATTATCGCAAGGTGTTAAATGCGGATGGATCCTCGAGCCGAGTGGCATTCTATTCCCTGATATCGGATGAAAACCAATTGACATTACCATTTGAGGTATAAAAAATGGCGGCGGGTGTGGGATTCGAACCCACAATACACGGTACCAAAAACCGATGCCGTACCATTTGGCCAACCCGCTATAACGATTATACACTAACAAGGAGGTGTATACCATGATGGATTACGAAATAGCAATGTGCGATATTGCCGAGGTATTGAGGCGGCACAACAAGGCCCAATTGGGCGGGCATGTATTATCCTCCGATGTGGCCGTTGAAAGGATCCGTAATATTGTTGTTCCTCATGGCCATTGGATGCACAACAATGATGATTATAACGATTGGTATGAATGTTCCGAATGCGGTTATGGAGATGAGGGCGAAATAACAAAACATATGCCGAGGCATTGCCCGGGATGTGGGGCACGGATGATAAAGGAGGGTGACGTATGAGTGATGATTTAATCAGCCGTGAGGCTTTGAAAAGAAAACTTCAATATGTATATTCGTGCGATTATATTGGAAGTAAATCGAAAGAAGGTATTGTATCAGATATTATTGATGCTATCGACAATGCGCCTACAATAGAAGCTTATCCATTTGAGCAAGTGCAAGAATTAGTAAAACTTAATCAACAGTTTGCTCAAGAGATAGAAAATTTGAAAAGACCGAAGGGCAAGTGGATACCCAAGGGACGTTGGCACATAGACACCCAATGTATTGAATACACTTGTTCTATTTGTGGTAGAAAGATAATGAGAGAAGAGAGTTTGGATGTAATTGAACAATACCCTTTTTGTCATTGTGGTGCAGATATGAGAGGTGACGTATGAGAACTATTGATGCAGACGCATTGGAGGAACACAAGTTTGTCGGCAACAAATTTGTTATAAATGACTACCAACAGGGTTGGAATGACGCAATAGACGCAATTATCGACAATGCTTCGACAGTAGAACCTAAGTGGATTCCTGTTAGTGAGAAACTTCCCGATTTATTTGAGGTGGTTTTGGTAACAGATGAATGCGGTAAGGTGTTCGAATACGAAAGACGCTCATTAGAT